AATAAGAAAGATATTTCTTATTTTCTGCATCTTCTTCGTTTATAAAGACGAGTTTTATTTTTTTGCTGTCCATCAATTCTCTAAGATCTTTATCTTCCCAAGTAGTCTTTTTCATTAGTCTGCATGGTGCGCACCACTCAGCACCAATCTGGTAGATATAATATTCTGGATCTTGTGTTGCTACAATAGTATTATCTATAATTGGGTCATTTTTTTGACAAGCCTTGCATCCGGGACATTCAGTCTTGTGACCGTCACCATGAATGATAAAACCAGAACCATCGCAAAGCTCTTCTTTGTCGTCGTCTGGGGCTTCAACGTTCATTAAAAATGATTGAGCTAATCTTGTGGAAACAAAAGCGCGAGCTGGATTTTTGAACTGTTGATCTTGATCGCACCCGTCAAGAAAAAAGAGTAAACATAAAGCTAATACTTTCTTATACATCGCAATCTCCATATCATAAAAATGATGATGTGCCATAATCTGGTAGATCTTTAGCTGGGAACCCATCAACATTGCTAAAAACCCAAGATCCTTGCTCGGCCAACATTCCTCGGGCGTCTTTTTCTCTGATCCAAAAACTACCTTCTGGCTGATCATGAACCCTTGGTCCTGAGTTCCATAGACCCCAAGAGTTTTGAACTAAAAATAACATTTCTTTAAATTTACTTTTTGTGTCATCACATGCGATCCAAGCCATTGCATGATTCCAGCCGCTAGATCTTTCTGCGATACCGTTACCGTCTCTCTTGGAAGAGAATCCATAACCAGAACAAACACTGATAGCGTAACCGTTGGCCAAAGCGTCTCTGGCTTCTTGTATGGTTGTTATCATCGATATAGTTTTTACTTGATGTTTTTTAGCTTCGTTGATCCAAATTGACTGAGGAATAGTTTTATTTGCACCAACCTTAGCATTGTAGGTAGATAAGTCTATTGCTCCATAATTCTTACGCAATAAAATGCCACCTTGTGTGGATACGTATTTAGCCGCATTGGAGCAGGTCATACCTTGACCACTGTTGGTTCTGCTTTGATAAATGCCTTCTGTGGCACTTCTGGCTTCGAACGATTCAGATTCACCCTGTACATCTATTTCTACTGCTCGGGTGACGTCAACAGCGTTCCTAGTGGCATGACTTACGCAGTCCCCCGTTTCTTGTCTTTCTGATGGACCAAACTTAGGGTCAAATTTTAAAAGAGACTTGTATGGGAGCGAGAGTTTTCCTTCTCCCGACCCATACAGTCTGTAAGCAGCGGCTCCAAATAGAGGTGTTTTCAATTCACCCAGCAAAGTCGCCGTTTCTTCTGGATCGCAGATCGCTCCATTAAAACCTTTTCGATAAGCATTCAGAAGATCTTTTGGCGAATTAAAATCACTCATTTTGATATTCCTATATAATTACTTCTTGTTGTTGTTTTTTGCCCACTTCAAAATTGTGTCCAAGCCCATTGCGAGAACTGTGGTGACAAGAGGTGAATACACACCAAAGTCTATAAGTTTTACATTTTCAGCAACCACAGTCAAAGCGGCTGCTCCACCAACAAGTGCCGCGTTCTTTGCCAAGTTGATCAAATCTCTAGTGTTTAATTGAAAACCATTAGAACCTTCTGTGCTCATTACATTCTCCTATTTGGAAAAAATGAATTAAAAAACCTTCGTGAATTGAATGTGCGACTTTATATGGAAAACCAACAAACCTAATTGAGCATCCGTTTACTGAAACTGTCTCGATATCAATCTTCCGGCACATACTTAAACATGATTTTATTTCAGTGATAAACTCTTCTCTCTGTTTTTCATCAACCACAGAGAACCAGTCATGACCTTCAAGAGGTCCAAGATCTAGCGTTTCTGTTTTAAACGCTTCGTTGTACCAAGTCAACCTGCCGTCTTTATCTGTTTCAAACAAACATTGAGATGAATAATGCAACGTTGCTTTGGATCTTTGATCAAGAATTTTTTGTCTAATTTCTATTCTATCAACAGTAGATTTTAAATTGTTGATTATATCTTTCATGGAGCCACCACCATTTGGAGTGACTTCTTGTTTGATTATTTTCAGATGATCTGATATTCGTACTTGCTCATCAAAGAATGCTTTAAACCATTTTGTTATTTTGCGTATGGTTAAGAAAATAGTACCTGAGGCACCCATGAGCGTTGCTATAGCGGCAGCTTGATCTTGTGAAAGCATATTGCAAAACCCCTATGTTAAGACGTAAAACTAGCCCCCAGAGTTATCCAGAGGCTAGTTTTTAAGTTAAAAGGTAATTTTAGCTTTCGAAAGAATCTTTCGCTTTGTAATTATCTTGCTTAGGCAGTATTGAGCCGTACATGTAAACCAGTTCTCCGGGAACTGCTCGCGTTGGAGCACCCGCAGAATCGGCAGAGGTTGTGGCTCCACCTGCGACTGCTGGATCGATCAAGTTTTTAAGAACGCCGCCTGCCACGGTTCTTACTCTATAAGGAGCAATACCAGAGCTTGGACGTGTTAAAACATCTATATCCAAAGTTCCGAGAGTCCTAGTTCGCTGAATCTGATTGATGCCGTCTCTGTCAGGCTTTGGACCAGATCGACCTCCATGCAAGGTGGTGCTTGCTACACCCCCAAGAGTGACGGTTACATTTCCACCTTTCATTACCCATTCGGTGGAATTAGCTTTGTAACCAAGAACTGTCGTTCCGGCAGTTACTGATCCCGGAACAGCACCAGAAACGCCAACACGGTCAGTATACTGACTGCCTGTTCCAACTTTGGCGATCACTTTAGACCCAATGGCCTTTCCAACGTTATCAGCAAGACTGTTGATGCTGAGATTTTTAGTCATTGGACCTGTGGTTGAAATGTTACCACCACCAAGAACTGTTCCGCCGTTATTCTTTTCCACGGAAGGAGCGGCACCATTACCGCTAGCTGCTACAATAGGCATAATAAAACTCCTGTCAAATATAAAAAATAAGATTTATTTTCCTTTTTCCTTTTTGTAGTCCGTGTCCATAATGGATTATACACTTTTATTAAGTGCGTATTTGATCTTTTCTAAACTTTTGTTCAATCTTATCCTGATAGTCTCTCCGCAAACACCCCTTGTGCTAGCCAATTCTTTGATGGTCATGTCTCCGTAAAGCCTGTCGATCACCAAAGATGGATCGTCGCACACGGATTCTATCAGGTCTCTGGTCTCAAAATCAACAAAAGGATCTCGACGATCAGGTATATTGACCTGTAATTGAGCGTTGTTGTTTCTGTTGAATTTCCTTTGACTCAAACATTCAAACACAACGCCGCTGTGAAGATATGTGGTAAACTTAGCTTTGCTTCTTTTGTCGTATTTATTAACGGCCCGTAAAATGGCGTTCAATATACAACTTTTGATCTCGTCCTGAGATAAAATCTTACGAAAAGATGACGCGGCATTTTGAGCAACGTTCATAGTTTCGACATCATTGACATAATGCTCATAACTTTTCATTAATTTTTCCTATTCTAAAAACAAATCTTCAATTACTTTTCTTACATTTCCAAAATCAAACATACGTCCAACGCCAATGAAAAATCTGTATCTACTGCATATTTTTAGTAGCTCAATCCCTTCAGTACGATTTAATTTATCTTTGATCTCTTTTGTTATGTTAAAATTGGTGTGACCCAACCAGCAGTCAAAGTTTTGTGTCAAGGATATATTTTCTATGAGTTTGCTGTCTATTGGAATCATTAAGTTTTGATGAGTTGTGGGTTGATCATCTTCATCTTCAACAAAATCTTCATCCTCATCATCTAAATCAACCATTCCCATTTTTTGGTATAGCATGTCCAGCAGGGGTGAATCCAACTGCTCTTCGATCACATCTTCATACTTTTGCCAACCTATCTTCTTTTTAATATTCATCATTGACTCCTCACATTAAATCGCTGGGTTTAATCAAAGGGTTATCCTTTTCCTCATTAATAGTAGTATCCTTCGTCTCTAAATAACCTAGTATTTTACTCAATCCTTGTATTTTAACAATCTCAGACACCAGAATTTTTAGTTCTTCCGATCTGCCGTCTTTGGAAAAAGCTTCTTGAGCAATCCCCAGTGTTTGTAACTGAAACTTTGATGTTGGGATGGAGGACAATAACCTCGCAAACTGACGGAGTGTTTCATCTGAATAATCTTCTATCAAAATATCAATATAGATTTCACCGTCTTCATCAATGCAGTATTCTAATTTAGCTAAAGTTTTATGCTCTTCATCGCTCATTGTTGGCCCAGACTTTTTAAAATTTTTGTAGCAGAATTATCCCAACTAAATCTTTGAGCGGTCTCAATTCCGGAGATATTCGTTTTATTCAAATCTTTGACTACATCTTTCATAAGGTCTACAAGGGAAGATATTTCTTTTTCTCCTATCTTCGCCCAATTACCTTGATTGAAGAACCATTTTCCGTCGAATGCAGATTCTGTGCTGTCTATAGGTATAATATTTGAGTTTTCCTTTGTGCAAAATTCTGTGTGTGCAGCGTATCCCGTTGTTATCACTGACCTTCCGCAAGCCATCATTTCTAAAAGCTCTAGATTCCAACCTTCTGCACGCGACGGAAACACCCCGCAACTAACTTTACTCATTATATTATACACTTCAGATTGTGTCTCAGCCCTTGGAATTAGTTTAACTTTTGGATGATGATACAATTGTTGCCATCGAAGATTTTCTTCCTCAGAGTTGAATGGATTGCTGCACATCATCCATAATTCTACATTTTCGAACTCTTCAGCCACAATCTTGAAAGCTTTTATGAGAAAATCATGACCCTTGCGAATCTCCCATTTTCCACAATTGAAAAAAATAGTTTTACCACCATCAACACATGGCGTAGGCTTAAAAATATTTGTGTCTACTCCAAGTGGAATCACATCTATCGGCTTGTCGAAGCCAGAGAGGTTGTTTTTCACTGTCTGCTTGGCCCATTCTGAGCAAACAAAAAGTCTATCGCAAGAGTTTAGGTGATGCTGTTCTAGCTCATCAAAGACGTCCAACTCGAAAATAGGAAAACCAATATGCTCACCGTTGCCTACGAATTGAGACATATCGTTTTGATGCCAAATCTTGACGCATGGAGCTTTAGAGTCAAAGAAACGAGCTTTCTCTATAGCAAATTTTACATGATTGTGATCTTCCTCCGTTGTTACTTGAGGTTGACCAATAGGAAACAGTGATACTTTACACTGTTTTTGCAATGCTTTTAGGATATTTAAACCAGCTATACCGTAGCCAAGCTGATTGATCGGTGCCATTAAGTTTATGTTCACTTTTTGAAAACTCCTGTAATAAATTCATCTATTGTTTTTACGTTTGGGCTTTTGTCTAAAAATTCAGTGGTGATCTGAGTTGCTCTAGCTTTATTTTCTCCCAAAGAAATTAAAGTAGACACACATTCATCGAAAAGGGCATGTTTGCTTCTGGTCTTTTTTGATCTTTTCAGCTCTAACTCTTCAGCTAATTGTCTTTTTAACTTAAGTTTTTGAACTTTATTTCTTAATATCCTGATTTCTTCTGGATTAGACCTATCTTGCTTTACGCTGCGACAATCAGAAATATAGCCAATCTCAAAATTATCTGGAATAGCGAGGGGTTTGATCTCAGTGGAGCCGTTCAAAACACCTATAAAAAAACATATACCAAAAAATGTACCGATAGCAGTTCCTAGGATTTTTGCTGTTATCATGACTGAATCTGGCTGAAATTCCATCGATACACGTCTCATTCTGAAAATTGATTAATGTGAATGCACTCTTCACGCAATATCTGTATTATAGTTGCTGTTATCCTCTTTGTCAAGCTCTTTCGGCAAGATTGTCAAAATTCTGTCATGAAAAGTCTAGACGCAACATCAGGCTACAAAAAAAACCCATAGTATGTACCTATGGGTTTTTCTTTAGTAGCCAAATCAATTAGTATCTAAAGGCCAATAGTCTATATGAGAGATATTATTTCTTTTAGTTTGTTTTCCAACCTATTTGTATAACTAATCCAATTAATCGCTTTTTTATAATTTTCTTCTATGACATCTTTTTTGCTATCATAAAATTCTTCTGTCAAAGAGTTGCAAGAATTAATAATTTCATCCTCATTTTTACATAGAACAAATCCATCTATATTAAAATAATTTTGAATGTTTGTACATCCTAAATACACTGGTATAGTTTTAGTTAAAAGACAATCGATTAATTTTTCTGAGAAGTAATAGTCTTGACTGCTATTTTCAACGCATATATGAAACATGCTATCAAACAAAGAAACTTTTGAATCTCCTAATATTTTATTATTATTTATATTTTCAATCCCAATGTCAGAGGCTGGTGGAACTTGAAATTCTGTAACAACAGATCTGTGAGTAGAACCCCAGTTGCTTCTATAAAAGTCAGTTGGAATTTTTATTTCGTTTTGTCTGTACCACAACATCCTTCTAAGACGATGATTTTGAGTAGTTTGTTTATGGCCACAAACCGTTGAAACAGAAAAATTTTTAGTGGGAAAGTTATAATATTTATTATCAATCCATGATGTTCCATATTCAAAAAGAATGGCATTCTTACAATTACTTAATATTTTATTATCAAAAGTTAGTATATGGTCAAAATCATTTTGATTATGAATGATTGCATCCGACAATCTACTCATTACATCTGGCTCCCTTGCAATGAATATTTTTAAATCCGTTGTTTTGCAATTTTTTATAAATGTATCAATAGAAATTTCAATAGATTTATCTAAATCAAAATTAAAAGACTCTCCATATAGAGAATAAACTATAGGCTTCATTAATTTTCCTTATTTATATATATAAAAAGTATCGTATGTAAGCCTTTGATGAATAACATATCCTAATTTTGACATTAAAGCGTCAAACTCTTCAAGATTTGTATTTGTTTCATAAGTATTAAATTCACAAGTTTCTGCAAACTCATTGGAACTTTTTATTATATGAGATAAGTAAAATTATTAGAGATCAATATTTTTTTTATTTTAACCAACCTATTTTTTGATTCCTAGTTTTCTCATTACTTTTTAATCCATTAGAAAGAAATTGATAAACTCCGTCAGCACTACCTCTATAAAGGCAAGTCCAAATTCCGATATTACCACTATTAATTATAATTTTATGACTTTTAGATATAATTTGCATTACAGCTAAAAAAATTTGAGCATTAATTAATCTTTCACCTATAGGCAAAGTAAACTGGATAGCAGTATCTTTATTGCTTATTTTTTTAGTTTCTTTTATTTCTATAAAATCTTTTATATTTTCTCTGATAAATTCTATAAATTCATACTCATCTGATTGAACTAATAATTTATGATCTGGATTTGTTTTTTTTACTTGATTTATTTTGTTTAAAATTTCAACATAAGTAGGTAAAGTAGTTTCTGTTCTCTTGTCGTTTCCACGAAAACACACTGATATGGTTTTCGATAAATCTATTTCATATTTGTTTAATAAATAATTTTTTATTTCTTTAACTTTTTCGGACGGAGAAAAGTAAATATGAATTATTTTTTTTACATATGTAAAATTTAATAAAGAGTAATCCGAAAATTGACTCTCCATTTCAGAATCTTCTTTTAGATTTTCAGGTTTTAAATTAAGATCTATTTGTTCTTCTTCAAAAAAATCATTAACACCTTGAGTTATATTATCTTTATACCAACTGTATTGATTATTTCTATCTAGTGTAGGTAAAAATTTTTTCTCATTATGAAATTCAATTATCTTATCTAAAGCAATAGAAGAGCAACTAAAAAACCCACAATCATGTGATATCGTTAAATCTTTCATATATAGATACTATTATGCTTTATGACGCAGATATATCTTTTTACGTCCTTGTTACACGAAACTGATCCAGCTATTTGCCCCACTGGTCCTTGTCAATCAAACGGTCGGGAGGAACTAGCCTTTTAACTTTGAAGGTCTTATCATATTCTACCTCTGTGTACGAGTCTAGAACTGATGCGACCCTATCTATTTCTTCTTTTAACGCTGTCCTGAATGTATCACAAGAAACAACACATAGACTCATCCTATTCAAATCTCTTATGTATTGACCAAGTGGATTATTTGAATCTAGATAATATGTTTTAGAGATTAGATCATTTATATTGCTCATGCTGAGTTCCTCAATGGTGCAATGACTTCTTTTGAAACCTCTCCGTTGGCGATCAACCCTAGCGACTTCACATACTTGACCAAAACCCCAATTGCATGCTTGTCGCTTTTAGCAGCCTTGATCTCTTCAGAAATTCGCCCAGCATAAACTTCGAGTTCAACCTTGCTGACCTCTTTGGGTAAATAACTGCGTAATAGTTCGTTCTCACGAGATAGCTTGGCACTCTCTCCAAATTTCATAGTCTCAGTGTTGCCCTTTACTATTTCTCGACAGTATCGAATGATAAAATCATCAGTGAAGTCGTTTCTGGTTTGACATTCGCCCAGAACAACTTTTAGGATGTCGCTGGCTAGCTGATTTCTCATCTTTGTGGCACTGATGATATTTGCCTTGATCACGTCGATAAGCATGGTTTCGCCTTAAACATTAAGATAAAAGATATACCACATTGCGATTGCGCATAGTGGGATAGTTACCGGAGCACACAATGTCGCTAAAGTAAAGAATTCCATATAATCATTGTGACTCATGCCAAACCATTTTGCTACCTTCAGTCCATATGGCTCATATAGAAAGCTAGCCCATATATGAATAGAGAAGATAGTAAAACATATACACGTAGTTAAGAGCACTGATATTCTCCCTGTAATGTTTTTCTGTACTGAATCCATCCTTGTCCGAAATTCCCACCATTTGATAGGAAGGAATCTTCTAGACCATGCATGGCCTGATGCTCAGTTGGGCTGAAGTGCTTTGAGGCGACCAAACGGTCGTGCAGAGCAATATCCTGAGACACATCTCTGCTGCCTTCAGCAGTGAGATAGCTTACTCTTGCACACCTACCAGCAGAAACCTTGATCAAATCTTCTTGTGATAGGGCTTCATCTCCGGGGAATCCAGTGAGTGGAAGATGCCAGTCTCCCACCTCTAATAGTTTTGGACAAGAATCCTTCATACAGTCCTTAGTCATATAGGCTAGTTTTTGGATATGAGGCTCTGCCTCTGGATGACAACGAAGTGCAAAGAAGTTATTCCAAGCACCATCAGGACCAGTGCAGATAACTGTGGTCCACATAAATGGTTCTAGAAGCCTATTGGCGATCTGCTTGTGCAGCCCATGATGAAGCATAGACCTCACTCTGGACACAGACTCATCTCGACAAAAAATCCAGTCCATCTCGCATACGGCTGCATCTTCTGGACTTAGTACGTCATAGGCTTGCATCCCCTTCTGTGCAGCACCCCAATGAATAGGAATGAACGGATCTTCCTCTACCTGCTTTATGAACTTCTCAACTGGAATAGCTCTGCTGCTAGCCGCATTGAATGAAAACATACGGTGACGCAAGTGTTCACTGTGGATAATTCTTGGATAGGTCATCATCAAAGTCGTGAGACGACTGTTGTTAACAGTAGACAAGCTATCTGCTAATACTTTTACTTCAAATCCCATTTTCTTATTCCTTGAAATTGGCCAAAAATGATCTACGTTTCATACTATATCCTTCGCCTTTAAGATTTGAACATTCCGAGAGTCCATAACCGCTATTCCCAAGGTTTGAGTAGCTTTAAAGTTGCGAGACTCGATATCTCCAGAGACCTTATACTTGCCCCAATTTGGTTGGCACAATATGAAACAGGACGGGTCTGGATTTACAGCTATGGCTATTTCCTCTTTGCAGCCGCCAAGTTTGTCCTCAAAATATTTTTGAAGAACCTGACCTTCTCCTAACTCGAATACTTCTACAATTTTGGCTGATGATTTGTGCATCAGCCTTTCTTTGAGTTCTGGGCTACCAAATATTACACTGCATTCTTTCTTTTGACTAGTTTCAATACCAGCACATAGCAGAGTGTGAAATAAATCATCACTGATTGATTGAGAGATAGATCTATTTAAAAACTTCGTCGCATAGTTGGATATACGAATATCTCGGTCTATCACCTGATTGGCCGAATATTCTAGGTGCTTCGCTGGTGGTTTCCAATGAGTAGCCTTATAGTATTCTCCGAATGGCACTATCGTGAAGCTGGGTACGACAGTCCAACTGAAGGAATTTTCCCTTTGGTCAAGTGGAACCGTAAGATAGTTTAAATCATCAGTATATACCACCCTGAATAGATCAAAGATATCAGAGATATCCGGAACAGGAGCGGCCTTAAACCAATCATCGATTCTTACGAATGGTAGAGCAGAAAAGGCCGCTAGAAAAGATCTACGTTTCATTTTTACACTCCTTTAGGTAATGTCCAACAGTGACTCCAACTATCATAGACTCCTTCGTTGTCTTTGAGAATAACAACTGAGATGTCTGCCTCTGTATCATCATCATCGGGCAAAGGATAAAACATAGAGTTACGGCCTATCTCGATTTCATGTATACACTTCTTCAACAAATCAATTGCTGATTCCCTTGTGTCGGAAGCAACCTTTAACTTAATGCCAATTCTTTGTTTCATTTCTTTCATCCAGAATAAGAGGAATCCAAAGGGATAAGTGGACCGGACGGGTATGGCTCCCGTGTCTTTGGTGATTTCAATAATGATATCTACGAGTGTAGGAAGCTAAAGCTTCCGGTTCATGTTGCCAACCAAGTCAGCGTTGCGTATCGTAACTCTCATGCTTTTGTAAGGAGGGGCATGAGACCCTCCAGCTTATGCAGCTACAGCAAAAGATTTTGCAGTTATTGTTCGGTCAATTTTTAAGGAGCCATTGACCAACTCCTACTCGCCATCATCACTTACGTCCCAAATCAATTCCATTACCGGCCCGTTTTAACAAAAAAACACACAATACACCCGCCAAGGTTCGAACTTGGACCATAACTGTCAAAGAGTTATGTGCTAACCAGTTACACTACGGGTGCAAAGAAGACTTATGCATCTTTTATCGCGTTGACAGTTGCCATCGCGTGAGCCAAATTCAGAGAAGCCTGAGAGTACTTCAGTGCCGAGTCTGGTGTCTCAAAACTGGGATGTGTAGCTTTTTTCGCCAACGCTTCAACGTACACTACCAAATCAATCTTCATGGGTTTTATCTCCAAGAAACGAAAGGAACAAGCCCGAAATTGGGCAATTACACATAAGAATCTCCTCAAGAGAAAGAGTACAGCCACAACTCAAGCGATCAACATGAGTTGCCTAAAACATACGTCGTGTTTTTATCCCCCAGCCTAGACTTGTCTCTGGGTGTTTATTTCACGAGAACCACGGTCAAATAGTCGCCTTATACGTTACCTGTATTCTCTTGAGGAGAATTTACGTAAAAATCACAAGTCCAACCTCATCAAATCGTACAACCTTCGCTGCTTGTGTGTACTCGTTGGCATTTATTCCAGCAGACATAATAGATTTGGCAGTCTCTATTTCGGAATCCGTCATCTGTGCTGTAGGCACCATAACATAGTCCTTGTCAGTAGATTCGTTTCGGGTTCCCGACACATGATCCCAATAATAGACTGGCGGAATTTCCGCTCCCGGAGGGAACAGATCCAGAGGGAATTCTGGGCTGTGTCCAGCATCTACTACACATTCTTGCCAAACTATCATGACTACGTCCTTAAGAAGCTTTGCGAAAAACACAGGGCCGAAGCTACCTCTTCGACCGAAGCACAACAAGATGGCTAACGGCCATCACTCGGGCCTAAAGGCCAAATTGCCGCATCATAGGATTTGCACCTACCTTAGGCATCTTCTGCGTAAACAGAAGTTTATAGCCAGCAACTTTACGGGTTGCTTTGCTCCCTTTCCCCAATCCACCATTCGTAAAGCCCCTTGAGGCACTACGAGCGGTGGACAGGTTTGCGGATACGGCGATTAATGAGGCGCTCTTCGGCCAATTGAGCTACTGGCTAGCTGCCAGAATAGGTGGCGAATTCTATTTTCCTCCTCATCGTATCAAGCCAGACTCCGGCTTAAGTCATAAACCTACCAAGACCCTAACCAGAGCATTGTCTCTGATCAGGTTGCTCTTGCACTCGGTGTATGATCTCGAAATCTGGCAACTCCTATCGGAGTCAATCTCTATTCCTTTGTCTTTGGCGTGATCATCGACGGTTCAGGACCAAGAGAGATTTCATCTGCCATAACGCAGATAGAACTCTTCTTGTTGTTGTTTTCATCCTCGTAATCGTCAATCTTTAGCTTGCCGGTGATTGAAACAAGTCTGCCCTTTACAAGCAGAGAGTTTAGATTTTCCGCCATCTTTCCAAAACAAAGAATATTGATAAACAATGTTTCGTCGTTTCTACGGTCATTGACAGCAAGCCGAAACTTGCTCATCGCAGTTCCCTTCTTGGTGTTGGTGAAGATAGCATCATTGGTCAAACGTCCAGCACCATTCCAACAATTCTGATTCATAGTTATACTCCTAAAGCCGATCTAATCTTGCCACGAACCACTTGGGCATTGCCGCGATTTGAAGTACCCTTGGTTGCATTGTAAACATGGTCTACGAATTGCTTTTCAAGACCCAGATCTTTGCCAGCCCTCGTTGTTTCTCTCTTGTTGGTTCCATAAACTTCTCCAACTGTACGATACGCCACAGCGGTGATTGGATTGAGAATCATACCATGTCTTTCAACCCCAGAAATTACATTGTCTGTTACTGAAAATCGATAAGACTTTGGAAGATTCTTCAACTCTGCGTAAAAATCACTAGTATCCATAAAACTCTCCTTGTTAATTACCACTAAAAACAGATTGCAGATTAGATGCTCCGACCTTCGGAGTGTCTGCTTGACCCACAAGAATTGGTTGCTGAGCTTGAGCATTACAAGCCTCTTTATACTCAATCAAGGTAGCGTTTCCTTCTTGAAGGTACTGTTGAAACTTTTCAACTTCTTTTTCCAGAGACAAACGTCGCTCATTCAGGGTGACGAGTTCTCTTTGGACATTAACCAGATGTGCTTCTACCATTTCAACGATTGATATCATATTGACTCTCCATTTGTTGTTTCAGTGTGACTCGATTATTATAGTCTGTTCAGGGTGTTTTGTCAAGTCCTTTAATCAGGATTTTCAAATTTTTCTAGACTTTGTTTCAGATAAGCTGCGTCCAAAGATGTGTGAGGGAAATATCTGAAATCTAAAAGTCCCGGTTTTGATTTTTGCATTTCATCCAATATCTTGTGGTATTCTTCTCCGTAAAAACAATTTTTAGGAGAGGATATGTCGGTAAAATAAATCTCATAAACTCCGCATTGCCACAATGTTTGAAGGCATAATCGACACGGAGGAGCGGTGATGTAAGCCCGAGAACCCATAGTGGATTTTCCTTCTCTGGCAGCATTATATACAGCGTTTGACTCTGAGTGAATCATAAAATGATATTTTTCCGGTCTCGTTTTAGGAAACACAGAATCATTTATATCTCTGATAAAACCGTTGTATCCAGTGGCTATCGTGGCTTTGTTTTTGACAAGAATGCATCCACATTGAGTTTGTGTGTCGTGAGACATTCTGGACCACAAAACCGCCTCAGAAAAAAAGATATTGTCCCATCGTGTTGGTTTATAGCTTTTCAATCTATTTTTAAATAAAGATGACATATCCATTAGGTTTGCTTTTTAAATAATTGATTGAAGTTATCCAACACCGCTTTTATTTTAGAAGATTGATTTCCAATTTTTGTGGGTTCATAGTAAAAATTTCCATCTTCACCAACCAATTGATCAACCAACCCTTTGTCCACAAGTGTTAAAAGATCTTTTTCAGCATTGCTGTATCTTTCTTGCTTGTCACTTTTGAACCATTCAAGCAGAGGTGGCTCTGAATCTAAATCGTAATCAATGATATCATACAAAAAGTTAGACTCTTCGTATTTATCTATAAAGCTTTCTAATTCTTTAACGTACTTTTTGGCCTTTTTTAGCGATGAAAAAACACCCAAAGGCTCGATACTGATATCAGATTCAAAAGCAATAAACACTATTATATACATTTTCATTGCAGGCACCAGTTTATTCTTGTGGTTTTTTTGTTAAGAGAAGCTTTTCAGAGCTGTATCTGGCGGGATCAGCTAATCCATCGTCGAGCCTGTTCTTTTTAGTCACATAAAAATGAGTATCTGATTTCAATAGAACCTGATCTTCTTTGAGTTCTACGCCATATTCATTGTGGTCAACAACCATTTCTTTGTGACTACCATAATGAGATTTTGTTGTTACAACAACGCCATTTTCGTGTCTTGTTTTTGATCCGCTTAGTCTTGCCATTTTTTACCTGTCTTTATTTAAAATTTGTACCAATTGTTTGATCGGCATATTGTAACAGTTAGCTTTCACTCGAAAGTTATTGTCTGAATCAATATCGCCCTCTTTGAGTAATCTTGCATCTTTGAAATAAGATTGTTTATCGTAAACCCCCAAGTACCATGCTCTTCCCCATTTGTTATTTACGAATTCCACTCTGACAAAAGCATAATAATTGCATTGTTGTTTTAGATTATATTCAGCTATCGAGCATTCATAGTAGTCTTTTGGTTTGCTCGTGCATCTTTTTGTTTTAACGTCATATTTTATTCCATGTTCATCCACAATGTCATAGTCATAGGTGTTTGTTATGGTTCCTTTTATAACATAGTTGGCTACTTCTTCGCCTAAAAACCCTGCTATATTTCCACTTCCGTTTGTTATGGAATGATTTAGTTTTCCCATTTCACGAGCTTTTTTCCAAGCTCTTTGTTTCATGTCTTCGTTTATTTCTACTTCAATCATAATCTTCTCCCCTGTTGATGCCACACTCTTTCACTTGGTCCCAGAGTAGTGGCACACCGTGCCCATCCCAGTCTCTTATATCTAGGAAGGTGCAGAATCCTGATTCCTGCTCGTCTCGCGACTCATCACGTCCCCAGTAGGGGCAATTGACTCGCTTGCCATCGACTCGGGTGTAGCAATAGATTCCTTCTGGAATTCTTGAAGCATCTCTTTCTTCCATTTTAAATCCTTCTCAAGTTTTTTGATATCCTCTTCGAGAGTCAAAGGATCGACTCTTTTGAATAAGCCATCGAAACACTGCCATTTATTGCAAATAACGCACCCTGACGTGAACTCATGACATCGTGGACCATATTTCCACTCAAGCCATTCCTTGGTCAGTTTCTTTGCTAACTTTTTCAACTTTGATCTCCGCTAGAGGTTCGTCTCCGAACCTCATTGGTGGATTGTACTGAACTCCCCAATACTCTGGCTGATCTCGGCCTTCGGCCTTCAATCGGTCCCAAGCCATCCTGTGTCGGAGCACCTGCATTATATCCCAAGCGACACTGCTTTCAGGGTATATCTTGCTACCAACCCCATGATATGCATTTTTGGGAAGCTCTGGAAAAATGACAGCCTTGAGACTGTCCAAGAGTGGCTCTGTGGACCAGTTGAACGGACTATCGGGGGCACACCATCGGTCACGAAAGAGTTCACGAAGCTCGCTGATTTGCCCATGCTTAAGGCGTGAATAAATCTCAAGTGCTTCGCACATGATACGAGCCTGCTCTTTGTTGATAGTAAGGGTATACTTACCAGACACAGATGACGCTGATGAGTTCTTCTTCGTACTCTTCGTAGTCTTCTTCATCTTCTTCGGAGATGACTTCGAATCGGTATGGTCCGCCTGTGGCTCTGTCATTCTGAATACTTCCTACGGAAATGAAATCGTTGCCTTCGCCGTCTGATGCTTTGATAACTACGCTGTCACCAAATCCGGCATCGACTAGTTCTTTGCACTGCTCAAGTAATTCATTCAAGGTCATTGTTCGGTTCCCTCACGTAAGTCAATAATACGAAATTCTCTTCTATCAGAGTAAGCTTCTCTCTTGAGTTTATCAACGTACCTTTGAGCTAATTCTACAGTCTCAAACTTCTTTTTACAAGACCATTCCAGCATAAATTGGAAAAGTTGATTAGAAACTTCCTTGTGGCGACTCTCTACAACGAAGTGTTTGTCCACTTCATAAACGAACCTCTTGACTTTCGCCCTAGCTTTGGTGTCATCTGAGGCATAAAATGCCTCTTCCTTGCGATCATATGGGGATTTCTCCCAGTCATTCTTCATGACCAATCCTGTCTAGCTGGACTTCCACTAAAGATGTACCCCTGAATCCATATTGTGGCATGAACTCCATATGTAGAATTCTGATGCCTTCTGCGAATTTCGCGTTGAATTCTTCTGGAGTCATCGCCCAATCCCATCCATCACATTCCGAAAAATGCTCATACTTCCAAAAGGTGGAGAGAGCATTTGCTGGATCTACATCTCTTTTGCTATTGTTATCGTATGAATCAGTGCCACCATCGTATTTAGTGATATTTGAGTCGTTGTCGATATGGTATACGGTTATCCAGTACATGGCTTCTCCTCTAGGTTCATTTGACACTCCCATAAGGGTCACAACTATCACAATCATCCATACGGGCAGACATCCCGTCACACAAGTGCAACATCCAAGCCGCACCAGTCTTGGGTGCTACAGGACTACCCCAAGCTCGCTGCCCATGATGGGCTAAGATATTATGGGTGACGGCATTCAGCAGATCTTCGCTTATGTAAGCATAACGCTCGCATGTCTCTTTGGAGTACGATGCTAAGTTCCACTCTATGGCAGACCGACTAATATGATGGATTGTTCGCTTATGCGGGGTAGAAATCCAGTTGCTATAATCCGGAACTTCATTCTCGAAACGATGAGGAGCATAGTCCCACATCTTGCCGCAGTCATGAAATAGTGCGGAGAGGAATAGCTCAGTATTATCTAACTTGTTTCCTAGGTATTCATTATTCCATAGACAGAGCCTAGCAACCTCGGCAGTGTGTATGACCAACCCATGCTTGCCGTAGTGGTGCTGATCTCTGCGTGATGATCCGGACCATAGATAGAATCTATCGTCGTCCAATACGTGACTAGCAATACCTCCAACACACAGCGAGTCTGCTACTCGTTCTAGGTATTTGAGCGATTCTTTTGGTGTCATTTTATCTCCCAGTCATAAATGCAGTCGGGCGACTACTGTAAATGTAATGCTGTTGTCTGGATGAGTTATGATATGAATGGGCTTTGCCCCTTTAAAAGTCTGGATAAGCCTATAGCAATCACTTTGCTCATATCGACTATTAGTCTAAGATATGAGTATGTGAAGACTATACACCACAAAAGTGTCGCTGTATGATCTGGATAATTTTCGACTAAATGCTGAGTTATCGAATATTGCCGACCATATATAGCTACAATTGGAAGGTTTATAAACAAGATCGTAAGCATTACGAAGTAGATGTAGTCTAGAACTTTCCAGATAAGCCTAGTGATATTATAGTATCGACAGATCGACGCGGCCAAGAGAATTCCGATTGTCAATTGTATGAATGTGGTCATGGTTTCTCCTGTACTGTTCGGGTTGTGCAAGTTTTATGAGCAATGTCGTGCAAACACCAGAGTTTTGGGGTTTCTTCGTCTGGTAACCATAGCTCTTCCCACAGCAAACGATTAAAGCATTTAACCATCCATAGGGTTTGCTTGACAGGCTTTTTGGGTTGGGAGATTTCGGGAACTGGTCCTAAGTAACATCTCCAACATTTTAGGTAAAAACAACTTTTTACATTTTCAATGAGCTGTACAGACATAGCTTTTGGTGCCTGTTCTGTTAATGTTCCACCATACGCATCGCGACGCAATGCCCAGATACCTTCTTTGTCTGGGGTTTTCCATTCCCAAACAAGCGTATCCGGAATCTTGGTGAAGTTTCCACTCCAAGCACCTACGCATCCACCCAAAAGTTCCGGTGTATCGTTGGACTCAGAGATCAGTTTAATATCGCCACAACTATCTCCATTCGCGTTAAATCTGACATATTTACAACCATCGTTAGCTCCAACGAACTTGAATTCGGTTGCGTCTTGATGCCGTTGGAGTATATCTTCTTGGATTATTCTCCAGAATTTTCCATCATTCGCTTGATATGTATTCCCAACTTCAATGATCATTTTATTTCCCTAATATTGTTTAAACCATACTCAAACTTTTGAGCAATCTTCCAGTTGAACCTTACATCATCACTAAAGATCTGAACTACAACGCAGGTCTTTCCTTCGACGGTTTCAATCCCTCTTAGGAGTCCACATACCCCATATCCCACATGCACCAAAGCTGGGTGGAACTCCTCTTCGAGGTGCAATCTGAGTTGTTCTATGGTTGCTTTATTCATTAAAATACCCATGCTCGTATTGTAGCTGACGTGTATCGGTTTGTCAAGTGTGATTCTTCAGATACTGTTCAACGATCCACAGTATTCTGATTCCAAAAATAGATCCTGACACAATAAGCCAAAATGCCAGCCAAAATTTTTGATTACCGTCCAAGCTTACGCTCCTTATTTATTGATGTGATTTGCATAAGACATATAGTCCATTTGGGTATAAGGTCTCAAGGCCATCTTTGATTCTTATGACCCAGTCACCTATATCGGCATAAAACCCACGATAGTGGCCGGTCTTGTCAAGTGGCCCGATGTTGCTGTGCAAGAAGAATGGCCCATTACCGTCTAAAGCAAGCCTAAGCCTGACCCAGTCCGGGGGAAATTCTCCAGTAAGGACATCTGATGGTATTTTATAGTAGTCCAGAGCTACTCTCCTTAATATTTGAGAAGTCAATATCTGGTCAGTCGGTCGCAATAGCCAAGTCCGTCCTCACACAGATTTCCCAACAAATGAAAGAGCACGCTGAATCTCTACGCCAGCAATCCTCTTGATCTCATCAGTTAGGTCTGATGGCATTGGTGGTATCTTCACAATCACAGCGTGAGTTTGTTCGCTCCTCGCCATTCCGGCAAATCGAAGGAAACGAAGCGGCCAAAATGCAATAGACGCAATCAATCGCAGAAAACGAACAAAGCGTTGAACCGGAGCCGCCGTAGCTGCTGGAATTGAGGTT